CCTTACATTATTTTGGAGAAGATTTTCTTTTGGCGTGAGATTGATTATGATGAACCTATCATTGAAAAACTTTCCAACTTTCTCAATCCATTTTCCATAGCATGGCTAAAGTTTCTTGACTTTGTGCATCCACGAATTAACTATGTGAAGATTGACCACTATGATACTTGGTCAATGGATTCTACATTAGCCGATATTATTCTACCAATGCTGAAGCAACTCAAAGCATCAAAACATGGTTCTGCATTCGTTGATATGGAAGATGTTCCAGAAGAACTTCGTATCACTGGTAGTGTAGATGGTTCATCTCAATTTGAGTTTGAATTTGAAGGACATGAACAATTTGTAGAAGATTCGTGGGAATTGCAACATCGTCGTTGGGATTGGGTGATGGATGAAATGATTTTTGCCTTCGAACATCTTATTGATGACACATGGGAAGAAGCATTCAGTACAGGTCAGCATGATATAATACATGTACCTTGTGAGTGGTATGAAGATGGCAAACCAAAACTCTTCACAATGGAAAAAGGGCCGAATGATACCTATCATTGTGACTATGAGGGTTTGAAAGTAGTGCACAAACGAATGGAGAATGGATTCCGTTTGTTTGGTAAATATTACCGAGGTCTCTGGGATTAAAATGACTAAATAAAGATACTGGCATCACACACAACCCGCCAGTAAAACACACACAACACAGGAGTAACTATGAGTAACTTGACACCGTTCGAGATTCGCCTCGAACTACTAAAAATGGCGAAAGACATGCTATCCGATGAGTATCATGGTAAGCGTGAATCAATCAGCAACGACTGGGCAACAAAAGTCGAATCTGCAAAACTAAATGGCGGAACCATACCAGATCATCCAGGTTTTCCGTCTTATCCCTCAGAAATAGAAATCATTGCCAAGGCGCAAGTCTTGAATGGATTCGTTTCAAATATTTCAGTAGATAAACCAAAATCAAAATCATCTACCTGATTGGGACCAGAGGTGCTTAGGCACCTCTCTAACTAACAAGGAGAAATAATGCGTTTTCTAACACTAGCACTTTGTGCTGCATTCGCCAGTTTAATTTTATTCTTTAGTCAATCAATGGCGCAGATTGTTGTGCCGACTAAACTGAATGTTGAACTGCAAGATTTATCAAAAGAGGCAAGGAGAGAAGTTGAATGCCTTGCACAGAATATGTATTTTGAAGCAGGTCAAGAACCTAGAGAAGGTCAACTTGGGGTAGCATTTGTCACACACAATAGAATGATGAATGGTAATTACCCAACAAGTTATTGTGGAGTGGTAAAACAAAAAATGGGTAATGTTTGCCAGTTCTCATGGTATTGTGAAGCAGCAGCCCGCAAAAAACTCTTGACAATTTCTAATAATGCGTTGTATAATGATATTACTGACTTAGCATTGCAATTCTATCTGTACACAAATGAATTTGATGATCCAACGAAAGGTGCATTGTTTTTTCATGCTGACTATGTGAAACCTACTTGGAACAATATGAGACGAACGGCTTACATTGGCAGACACATTTTTTACAACAGGGTTAAAAGAAACACATGATTTTATCAAGCAAAAAGGAGAAGGTGATTATGGAAGAAGTGAAACAAAAGGGATTGCATCATGTAACTACTTTTGCGATTACATTGGTGTTGCTCTCAATTGTTACCGCTGTGGGCATTTATGAATTGAATGATCGTAAACTCATGGCAGCAAATATTGAAAGTGCTATTACGAAAGGAATTGATCCGTTGTCAGTACGGTGTACATATGCACGTGATTATGATACTATTTGTATAGCACATGCCGCAGCAAGCGGTCGTAAATAATTTTTAATCATTAGGAGATATAGTATGAATAGAACACTTGGTGGTGGATATCATGAAGATGAACGTGGTCATTACGTTTTTAGTTACAGTGACAATGAAGGTAAGAATGTAGATGTTCGCTTTCGTGCTGAGCCAGACTATGATTTGGATATAATCTTTCAAGAGTTTCGAAACTTTTTGATTGCAACGAATCACAATATTGACGGTCAAATTGGTGAATTACCTCATGAAGATGACTATGATGATGCTGATGAACCAACAGTTTTTGCAACATGGACTGAAGATTCTGATGCATATAGAGAAGCAGCCGTACAAAACTTTCAATCAGTAGATAAGTTCACGATGGAACATTTTCCCAACAACGGATGGCCATTTGGTGGTTTGACAACTACAAATATTGCTGCATTAACCACTGCTGATATTGCGCCACTGACCGTAACTAATCTTGAAACGAATCAGACATACGCTTATAAAGATAGGCTGATGCAAAACCCAACGATGGCACCTTTGACACCTGAGCAGGTACAATCATGGAGTTTACCAACGCAACAGCAAATTGATTCATGGCGTACTGATGCACCAGGTACAATCGGTGGAGCAAAGGTTTCATACAAATAATGCCAACAAAAGATGAGATGATGAAGTTTACACTAGAGATTGAATCTTTGGTTGCAAACACGGATTATACTTATCTTGAGGCAATTGTTGAGCATTGTAAAGGCACAGGTTTGGAGATGGAAGTAGCAGCAACACTTATCACTCCAAACCTGAAGTCTAAAATACATGAACAGGCCGAGAGATTGAATATGTTAAAAACAAAAAGTAATCGTTTACCTATATGACTGGATATGAAGCATTCTGTTTATACTCTTCTCTCAAATTGCATTTTACACAAGAATCGTATGACTACTTTAAGTATGGTGGTAAATCGAGAACAAGTATAGATGCATTTGAGAACAAGAAAGATAAATGGTTCTATTACAAATTGAGTCGGAGATTTTCTAATGTTGAACAAGCTAGAGATTTTCTTGTTGCTAATCTTGTGCATAGTTCTGATGTATGGATTGGACATCTATTAACCGATGATGCTGATGTTCGCTATCGTGCAAGACAGAAAGTGATTCAATCGTTATCATATACGTTCACAAATGAGATTGCACCATTGATGAGTCAGGAGAATCCAAATGATTGGTTAATGGTGCAAGATGGTGAGTACCCTTTATTGTTGCGTATGTTATTATATGGTGAAGTATCAATTGAAACCATATGCATTCTAAACTCAATATTGAATTTTTTACCAATGTGGGATAAGAAGATTGCTGATACGATTCACTATCCAAATACTAGTTTGAAGATAAAGAAATATACACCGTTTATACAATTTGAACCAACAAAATACAAACTGATACTGAAGAAAGAACTACATGAAAATACAGAAGATATATCTTGATATGGATGGAGTTCTGTCTGACTTCCACAAACGATATAAAGAAATATGGAAGATTGATCCGAGTGGAAGTCGTGAGAGGGGTGAAAAACACGATTACAAATGGGATGAGTTTGTAAACGGTAATAATTTTGAGACACTTGATTGGTATCCTGGTGGTAAAGAACTGTTGAAGTATGTTCTCTCACTTGATGTACCAATTGAGATTCTATCATCATCTGGTGGTAGAATGCATCATGAAGCAGTAAAGAAGCAAAAAAAGGTATGGTTGGAAAAACATTACATTGATTTCCCAACCAATATCGTACCTGGACGTCAGTTGAAAGCTGACTATGCGAAACCTGATATTATTCTAATTGATGATACCGACGATGTTATCGATGATTTTAATCTGGCAGGTGGCATAGGCATACTACACACAGATACGGATAAAACGATAGAAATAATCAAGTCTATTCTTGACGATACATATATAAACGTATATAATGAATCATGTGGACAAGATGCACATACAACAAACACTTAACTATACGAGGTAATACATGTCAGACTTTTCTTCACTAAAACGTAACCGTAATTCATTCGATAAACTTACTAAAGCAATCGAATCGACCACACAAACTACAGAAGCAGGTTCAAAAGAAGATGACCGCTTTTGGCAACCAGAAGTAGACAAAGCAGGTAATGGTATGGCAATCATTCGTTTTCTACCTGGACCATCGGTAGACGGCGACGATGCACTTCCTTGGGTTCGTGTATTCAATCATGGCTTTCAAGGACCAGGTGGTTGGTATATTGAAAACTCTTTGACTACGTTGAATCAAAAAGACCCAGTATCAGAATATAACTCTATTCTGTGGAACTCAGGTATTGAAGCAAACAAAGAAATCGCACGTAAACAGAAACGCCGTTTGACTTACATTTCAAATGTTCTAATCGTTTCTGATCCTAAGCACCCAGAGAATGAAGGACAAATCAAACTGTATAAGTTTGGTAAGAAAATCTTCGACAAAATCTCCGAAGCAATGAATCCTGAATTTGCTGATGAGACACCGTTGAATCCTTTTGACTTTTGGGAAGGTGCTAACTTCAAAATTAAGATTCGTCAAGTTGAAGGTTATCGTAACTATGATAAGTCTGAGTTTGATTCTGTCTCGGCTGTTCTTGATGGTGACGATGCTAAACTTGAAGCACTATGGAAGAAAGAATATTCACTCAAAGAGTTTCTTGATCCTAAACACTTCAAGCCATATGATGTATTGAAAGCACGACTCGATAAAGTTCTTGGTCTGGATGGTGTTGCACCAGTAAAGACAAAAGCTGAAGATACAGTATTGAGTCCAGCAAAAGAAGCACCTCGTTCAGAAATATTTGATGAAGAACTAGATTACTTCAAGTCTTTAGCAGAAGATTAAAACCTCCTTTATCTTAATCAACTGCGAACGCCACCTTCGGGTGGCGTTTTTATGCTGCCGCTATTTCTCTTCTTTGCTTTGAAGTTTCATTAACCGTATTGTTTGTTACGCCAGCATTAATTATTGTAGGATTTTTTGGTTTAGATTGATTACGTTGTTCTACCGCAAGTTCAGTAGATGACTTACCGACATTTAATCCTTGTCCTTTTTGTTCACCTGTGGCAGGATCAACTGTAGCACCAGTCTTAGATGTTACTGTGGCATCGTCTGGTGTTGATGGGGCACCCGCAGCAGTAACGTGCCAGTCTTCACCTTTCACATTACGAATCAATCCATATTTCTCTAACCAACCAGTAGGTTTATCTCTAGTTCCAGCAAGAACATTAAGGCCAGAATCGCCTTGACTGTTGATGTCAATACCTAAACCTTTTATATGTACGCTACCTGCACCTGCACCCAAAGGTGCCATAGGTTGTGCTACTTTACCACTTGGCTTACCATTGTTCTTTGCTAAGTCGGCATCATATAGTTGTTTTTGTTTTTCATTAGAACGATAGCCAGAAGTGATCAACAGCATCTTACCAGTTTCTTGTTTGAATGCTGCCGCCATCGTTTCAACACGACTTTGAAAACCAGGATTAAAATTGGAAGTATCTACACCGGCATCTGCTTTTTTTGTCAGTGTATCTAAATTACCTTTTGGTACTTCCGTTTGTGCAAAAATAGGAGTTGCGCCACCGCCACCACCCGATGGTGTTGGTGCTGTAGCAGTTTGTATGGGCTGTTCTGATGGAGCAAGAACTGATTTTTTGGAACGATATTTTGACGGAGGTGGTGGGGGTAACGGTACTATTGCTTCAACCTTTTTACCACCTCGTAACTGCTCATCTCTTTTAGCAATGAGTTCTTTTAGTTTATTTCTTTTCCACGTAAGTTCTTCAATATCATCGTTTAGAACATCCAACTGTTCTACTGCACCAGCATATGGATCAATTGGTTTTTCTTTTTCACCTGGTCTAGTTGGTGATGGTTGAATGCCTAATACATTCTGGTCCAGCGAACGACCCAAACCTTTAAGTTTGTCAGCAATCCAGTTACCAACACCACTTAGAAATTCACCAATTCGACTGGTGACAGGAGAAATAAAATCTCCAATAACATTTAGTGCTTTTGCGGCATCTTCTTGAGTAATCAATCCAAATGATAAAAATTCAATTAGCTTGGATGCTTCTTTTACAAACGCTGCACCCCAATCTGTTGAACCAAAGAAATCATTAAACGCAGTTTTCATTGATTCGATGCCCATTGATATTATACCTTCAACGCCACCAAGGCGTTCGATAATACCCATGATAGCATCCTTGTTCATAAACAAAGCGAAAGCTATTGCTGCAATAACCGTTATCAATCCATCTATAATACTATCTAAAATATTTTTGAAGAAGCCCCTTTTCTTTTTTTTATCTTTTTTGCGTTCTGCTCTTTTTACTTTTTTAAGTTGTTTATCATCTTCATTTTTCTTGAAAAGGCCAGCAAGTTTTGAACCCACACTTGGACTTGTTGCGGGCTTCACGCCTTCAAGTTTTGCAAATTTACCAAAACCCTTATTAATGAGTTTTAATTCCTGACTCATTCTTCGGAATAGAAGAGTGTTCTTTGCGAATATCTTGAGTGATACTACACCTTCTAATGTTGGTTCTTTTTCCTCAGGCTTCCTCTTGAACAAATTGCCAAAAAATGATTTTTCTTTTTTAGCATCCTGCTTCTTTTCGTCTTCTTTTATTTGTTCTTTATTCGACATTATGTTGCCCTCGTCAATAGAACATCGTTACTGTTAGTTTTCTTTTCTACAGCCGCAACTTGAGTATCTTTAACTTTTGTATTATTAGTCTGAGCAACATTCACAACATTAACATCGGTTGGTTTCATTTGTTCTCTTTGTCCTTGCGATACTTCTTTACTCGTACTGCCTAAATCTACATTCTCAAAACCTTTAGAATACTTATCAACTTTGGCTAGAATTTCTGCACCAATACCTTTGTCTAAGTTCAAACCAGACCCACCAATCGTTTGTGTTACTGCACGATTTGCTTCCGGTTGTGTTGTAAATGTATTGAGTTTTTTACCAAGACCTTTTATGATAAATGCTGCTGCCATCTTAGCAGCGACATATGGATCATTTGCTCTGTCTGGATTTTGAACTAGATTTTCACCAATAATTTTACCAAAAGCATCATAATTATTTTTACCTGTAATCTGAATAAAACCACGACCACGATATTTGTATCCATCTCCATCGTCTTTGTTACCCATGCTTGGTCCGAGTGGTGATGATTTACCGTAAACAAACTCTGCTAGTGCTTGTGGATTCTTAATAAACTTCTCAAGTTCTTTTGGACCATAACCAGACTTTTTCACCGCACCAGGAAATACTTTTTGTATACGCTCGACAGATGTGTAGTTTAGATTTTCATCTTTCGGTACAAAGTTAGATTCTTTTTGAATATTGGCAAGTAAAGCAATCTTGGTAAATTTATTTGTTATACCAAGTTCATTCATGGCGGTAATGACTAAACCTACAACACCTTTTGGTCCTTCTGCTGTAGGTTTAGTTGGTGCTGGAGCAGGAGCAGGCGTAGGTGCTGCTGCTTCTTTACGTAAAGTCTTTTCTTTTTCTATTGCTTGAGATAATGCTTTATCCGTCTTGCGAAGTTCTTCTTTTTTCTTTATTGCTCGTTCTATCTCTTCAGTTTTTTTACCATAAGCATCGACTTCAAGTGCAGCGATTTCATCAATCAGTGCATCTCGTTCTTTTATTTTTTGATTGATCAATTC